CCGATAACTCCTGGTGCTAAAATTACAGTTTCAGAACCTGAGGTAACAACTTCGGCAATTACGCCAGAATCTGGTGTAGGATCTGTAAGTTGTGTACGCGCTGCATCTGCAGACCTTGCACTTTCGCTTATGTACAATCTTACCCACGCTGCGTAATTAGTTTCAATAGACATAACGAAATAAGATTTAAATCCAGTTATACTTAAATCTGCGCTTGCGTTATTTGCTAATGAAGATGTTGTTCCAGCAGGTGTAGTACGACTAGCCATAGAACCGCCACTTCCGCCACCTGCATTTTGGAGCTCAACCCAAGCACCAGCATGCGCGTAATACGCTTTACCAGTTCCATGCACGTGAGCAAACATGCCGTGATAACTACCAGCCGCAGGCAAATCACCTTCTGTGTCATATACGTTCGAATATAACATTTTTCCAGTAGTAGTTATGTTAAATGCTTGCGCATCTAGATTACCACCTAATTGCGGTGTTGTATCCTCAACTATATTAGCAAGTCCACCGCCACCAACTACAGGTGAGTTGTTAACGGTCAATGCGCCAGTAATGTTTACACCAGTTTCTAAGGTTTCTAACTTTGTTACAGAACTATGCTGTAATATAACAGAATTTGCTACAGCGTCAATAATTAAATTGCCGTCTTGGTGATTAGTAATTTTATGATTATTTGCCATCTTAGTATCCTGACGCTGTTATGAAGATTGGAACACTAGTATACGTAATTTGACCTATAACTCTAACAAATTCTGTTGAAGAAACACCAGTACTAGGAGATGTTGCTACGAGATCGAGAAACAAGTTGCCTGCTACGTTTCTTTCTACAAGTCTAACGCCATTGCATAATTCGTCTGATCCCACACTAGTCTCAACCATATTAAAGTCTTCTGTTACAGCATCGAGATTTACTCTGCTAAACAAGAACTTTTTAGTTGAATACTGTTCAGCTACATCATCGACACTGCCTACCATACTAAACGATAGGATTATTTCTCCGCCACTCGTATATCTTTCAAGTTGTTGTGTCCATATAATTTTTTCGATATTTCCGTCTGAGTTAAGATCTTCAACTGGAACTGGGAGTGCTGAAACCATAGTGTTCGATATAAGACTGTTATGAACCAGCGGAATGAATATGTTGCTTGAATTATTCTGGCCAAACGTTTCACCGTTTATTAATTCGAATTCTTCTTTAGGTACATCTGGTACTACTACAGCAACAGGGTCTTGGAATGTTAATACTCCGTTACCGTTTGTCGTGAGAACCTGGTTGTTTGCACCATCGTTCACCCAATATAACAAGTTTGTTGGGCTTGCTGTTAACGAACTATAAACGCCATCAAACTGTCCGTCGTATAACTCTGTAAAGTTTTCGTTGACTTTGATCATGGCATTACGTAGTGGATCACCGAATCCATCGTTTGCCGCGGCGCCAACACCAATTGCTTGCTTTGCCATTTTTTGCTCCTAAAGGTCTTTTATCTATTTATCCTAAACCGTGTCAACTCGTAAATTGATACTGTCTGTTGTAATCGTGTTTCTATCTGCACTATAATAAATTTGTTCGCCTGGTTGATTTGGACCAACGATTGGGTCTCCACCAATTAACGGATCTTCTTTTCTATTAACAAAGAACCTGCTCTTCATAGAAAGGCTTGCTTTTTTGTTATGAGTAAATTTACTGAATAAACGAGTACCAGCGAGGTGAACATTTTGTTTAAGTGTTTCTTTATATGTTTCTAAACCTACAGTAGATCTAATTTCATAAGAGTATTCTTGATAGAAGTCTGAGTCATGCAGTTTATTTCTTGAGTTATAATAAACACCATCTGGTTTATAACCATTAAGATGTGAAGTCTCATCACCCCAGAAACCTGCTGAAATACCCTCAGCGTCAGCTGACATTATACCCTTAGCGACTTTTAATCCGTTATCATCTGTAAGAAATACTGTTTCTCCGTCAATGTATCCAAAACCAGAGTTAAGAATTTTAACTTTAGAAACACGGCCCGTTGCGAACAATGTTTTTGATTCCATCTCCGCATTCTTACCAAACTGATCAGACGTGTAATCTCTTTCAGCAGCTATAATATCGTAAGTCGTTCCTTTATGAGTAAATGATGTATCATCAAATCCGTAATAGCTGAACGGTCTAGTTCTAATATAAGAATCGTCTGCGTTAATTTGCGTGATAATAGCTGATATTCCGGCTTGCGTAATAGTATCGCCAACAGAGAAGAGAGCACTAAAGTTATCTACAATAAGAACTTGCTCATATCTTTCGAATGCTATCATAACTTCATCACGTACTAACGTAAATACATCGTTAATATAACCCGATCCTGGATCAATATTCTCGAAAGCATCAATAGTACCTATAACAAACGGCCTTAAGTCGAACGCCTCATTAATAGGTGTATTAATATTTACTGGATTTGCTGTGCCTGACATTGGCGCGCTTGCAGGCGGTACTGCGTTATAATTTGCTGAGTTAAGAGGTACGTTCAAGAAACCTTCTATTACATCAGTAATTAAACTAACTGTTTCTGTGTTAGAAAGTGTTTCTACTTTAACATCGCCTAAATTAGTCGTATCAGGATATAATGGACCAGGAGAAGAACCGTTTTTAACAACTACTCTTACAACGTTAGATAATGTAACATTGGTCGATCTGTCTACTGTTGAAATAGCGCTGCCATTCATTTCGTCTCCAACGTCCATCAACAAACCTACTGATGAAGCGTTTTGACCAATAACTCTACCTCTGTTACCTGATGCATCTTCTAAATACTCTAATTCTTTAAAGAATAGATCTGCGTTATTTTGTAGAATTATAACTTGATCTGATACTAATAGTTTTGTACTCTCTATAGTATAACCAAAGCCGCCGTCTTTTAGTGTATAACCAACAATGCCTGTAAACTGATCTTCAGTTTCAGTAACAATACATGTTGCACCTTTACCGAAATCAGAAACAACATTAAATATATCACCTATTGCGTTTCCTGTTGTACCACCGTAAGTGAGATCGATGTCTATACCTGATGCAGAACCGTTTACTATACCGAAAGCAACGTCTTCGCCGTTAATTCTTGCCACAACGTCATCGTATCTTTGGAATTGACCTTTAACTTGATTAATATACAAGACAGGAGTAAGAGTATTATTCAAAAGAATAAAGTTAATTTTATCTACTACTGCTTTCGCATGAGATGTAGAACCTACAACGTTTTTTGATAATAGATCTGCATATGTGTATGTCCTTAAACCATCACGACTTAAGAAAGCATTGTTATTAGGAATTAATTGTAAAAATTCGCCTGTTCTCCAATCTGAGTCAGACGGTTTAAAGATATTCTTTGAAGGGTTATAAATCGTAACATCTTCTTCGTAGAACATTCTAAAGAATAATATGACGCCGTTCTCTGAACCCTTTCTTCTATAAAGAGCAAGGATATTTTTTACTAATAATCTTACACTAGCATCTTCTAACAGTGGAAGATCTGCTAAGTATTTCTTCTGAAAAAAGATAATCATACTTTGAAGAGTAGTAGTAATGTCTCTGTATTCGTACATTCTACGACTATTGTACACAGCTTGATTTGGCTGTGTTTCCATGAACTTGTAATAGTCTGTAACTAATTGTACAAGTTCATTTTGTTCTTCTCTATAGATTGCAGGAAACTGCTGCGCTATTTTAAACGCTATCTTTTTTTCTATTGACATTATTTGGACTCTACTAAGTTAATTGTTACATCAGAATCTTTAATTGCGAATATTCTGCCATTAGGAGCCTTGATGTCTTTGTTGTATGTCGTTGCCATGAATTTAATTCCAGAACCTACATAACCGTCTGTAATAAACCCAACTAGATTTACTTCGCCAGTCTCGTAGTTCACGCTTCCAACCTTAGGTTTAACAACCTTTGGGTTAGCGATATCGTCTGCAATTACTTGAATATTACCACGTCCATCATCTTGAAGATAGACATTAGATGCGTTCATTGAGTAAACACCAGATTTAATAGCTGGCTTATATTCTTTAAACCCGTCAGATTCATCGAAAGGATAAGGCTTAATAAGCTTAGCAACAAACTTAAATGATGGATTAAGCTCTATGTTTAAATTAGGAGAATATTCTATATACGGCATTACACTTAAACTAGAACTTACAACAGAAATATCAGTAGCATCTATTGCAGAAGCAAGCTTAGAAATTCTTAACGTCGTATTAAAGTTATCTAAGTTTGCATCGTTATACGATTTGATCGCATTTCTTACTAACGTATCAATATCACCTGATGATTTACGAGTAAGCTTAGGATTATAGTTAACATTCACAGTTGTACAACCGTACATAAATTCTGATACTACAAATATAGGCTCAATGGCAAGAGGTGAACGCTCTTTTAAGAATTGGATATAAGTGTTGGAAAGAGTAGTTGATAAACTCTCTTGACCTTGTCCCAAATATACTGATATAGCAACCTTACCAAACTGCGGTGGTTCTAAGTCTTCTCCACCATAAGCTGCAACAGCTTGAATTTCTGGATAGTTTTGCTTTAATAATATTTCGTAATCTGATGTTGTTACTGCACGTTCTTGAATTTGTAACGATTTTGGAGCAAAGTAACGAATGCTTTCCATACTTTCTCGTTCAGAACCGTTTGCCGCAATTTCAACAGTTTCAACAACAGCAGTTCCGTACGTTGTTTGCAATGAAAAGCTGAACGCGCCATTACCTTCAGTACCCGATGTAATTCTATAACGTACTCTCACGTCTTCGAATTCTTGAGGTTGGAAACCAAAAACGTTGTTACCGAAATACACTGTATAACGACCATCAATATATGGTTCAATATAGAATACTTTGTCTGTTGGTCCTACGCCAAAGATGTCATTCTTTCTTGCAAATACGTTTTCATCTTCTGTAGCTTCAGCATCAACAAATACTGCGATAGAGTCTGTATCTGCGTTTTCGTTTGAAAGAGTAACTCTTAAAATGCCATCTTCGTCAACAAAGAAACCTTCACGTTCAAAGCTTGCCAACATCTGACCTTCAAAAATTTCAACACTTTCTGCTACGAATGTATTAGGTGCAGTCTTCTTTGCAACATAGGCTTCGTTAGTAACAAACTCAAAGTTTTCACCGTTAAACTTCGAAGTAAAAGGTGAGTATTGAGGAATTGTAATAGTTTGACTTGAAGATGATGTATCTGTAATAGTTACTTTAACAACAGCTTTTGCTGAGCGTCTAGATCGTGGAAGATAGTTAAGCTCTTTAGCATGAGAAACGACAGAGTTTCTTAAAACCGCTGAGTCAAGAAACATCTCGTTAATAGCCATATTAGAATAGAAGTTATTCTGATAGGTATTATATGATAATACATCTAACAGTACCGACATATTAGAACCTTCAAAGTTATAGTCTTTGAATTGTGTCTGTGATCTTAAATAATCTTTAAATTGCGATTTAACCGCTTCAAAGTCTAACTCTGAAATATTTAGTTTAACCATCTACCTGGTCCTCTCTAGAAATACGTCAACAGAAATAGGTTGTTGATTGTTCCGTATGTAAAATTGTACTTCGATTTTGACTACATTATCGTCTATGTTAGAAGTTACTAATACATCTATTAATTCTGCTCTTGTTTCGTACAAATCAATCGTGGTTCTGACTTGATCTTCAATCATTGTCATTACGCCAGGAGTAATATTTTCAAAGAGCATTGCTCTGATATTACCTCCGAGATTTGGTTGCATTAATCTCTCACCTTTATTAGTGAGTAGTAAATTTCTAATGGATTCTTTTACAGATTCCTCATCTTTGTAGATAGTCAAGTCATCAGATACTGGACTGACCTCAAGGTTCTTCTTGAAATCAGTGTATATAGTGATCTTTTTAGATCTCTGTGTTATTAAATTTACAACCATTTATCTTTTATCCCAGCTTCTGACTTCACCTAAGTCTACATGCATAAAGGTTTTATAATACCCGATGCCGTTAAATCCCAAACCCCTTGCTACTCTTACAAAATCACCAATTTCAGCAGAACGACTTGAGAAACCACTCCATTTCACATCGGCTGCTAAACCTGGAAGGTGCATACTATTCTTAGCTGAGTTCTTCAATGATGCATTATATTGTTGACTTCTCCATCCGCTATTCAATGTTAGAGGACCGTCTATAATTCCATCAAGTTTCAACTTTGCCTGTAATCTCATAACCATGACTCTAAAATCTAGGCCCATCTTATTCCAACCATCTTCTTTCAATACTTTAATCCAATTGCCTTCGATTCTAATTCTTGGATGCCTATTATCTTTAATCTCGTCCCAAGTAGGTACTGCTATTCTTTCAATGTCGTCGATGTGCGCAGGGTTACCAGCCTTAACATATAACTCTCTACTTCTATTTATTAGAATTAGGCGAGCCCTATCGTCAAAACGTATGGCTCCAGCTCTAACCCTTTCAGCTGACGACACTCCAGATGCGTTTCTTAATAACGCTACCGTGTTAATAAATCTATCAGCTGCACTATCCATAGGTTTCTTAAGACCAGAGATGATAGACTCAATGCCTGCAGCAAATCCGCAAATGCGTGCAACTAAAAACTGAATTTCTTCTAATGAAGGATTTTCGAATAATGACACTGCGTAATTAATCATGTCTTTAAGTTTTCTTTCAATTGACTTTAAGTTTTCCTCTGAAAAGAATTTAGTAGTAGCTTCTTTTAATTCTTTGATCTGTTTGCCCACAGTGTTTGAGACAAAAGTTTCAACTTTGTTTATAACATCTTCAATACTGAAGTTTGCAATTGCATCTTGAACTTTAGATAACGCGGCCATAACAGCT